GTTCTAAGTAAGGTATTCGCCCTGACGGGCACTTTCCATCTACTCGACCTGTGCAATAGATTCTCCCCTCGTCTTTCTGGACTGACTGGCACAATTTACAATCAAATCGTGTATCATCGAAAATCCACTCAGCCCAGGTTATCAGTTTTTTTCAATCACCGCCGTTTGCTCGATTTCGTCTTTGCCCAGGGTCTCAAGCGAGTCGGCTATGAACTTTGCGAACTGAGGAGAACGGGTCATCAAGAGAACCTTGTTTTCCTTCGTGCATGGAATCTCTTTTTCTTTTGAGTCGTAGAAATTCTCCCACGAGATTATACAATAGTCCCAGAAGAGTTCGTTCTGGAGGTCGTCATTTACTTCTTCGTACTCGAATCGCCCCGGAGTTCCCTCGACCTTTTTGAAGTCAACCCGTTTCCGTGTGCTTTCTTTGGTGATCTTTTTCAGAGCCTCATAAGATAGGGTCCTGAGTTCAACCTTCCCTCCACCTTCCATCTCAAAGGAAGCTCCCCTTTTCTCTTCCAGATTTAAAACTGTCATTCATCTCTCCCTTATGCGTTAGCTGTAAATGAAATCATCCCATCAATTTGAAAATTGACGGCCTCTTTGACAACTTCCCCGATTGTTGGGGAAAGACTGAATCCCGTAAAAACTACCCATGCGTTGATGTGATCGCCGGTCTGGTCCTGATCTGGGTCGTAATTGAATAACTGGAGCAGGAAGTATTTATCCCCTCCGCCTATGGATTCATTCAGGTTATTCCAGAGCGTTTCAGACCCGATGAAATACCCGTTAGCCGATCCGGCCCCCCCAGCCTGCCCTGGGAGACCTTCCTTCCACTGTTGCCCCATCCGAGAGGCATCAGCCATGTCAAGAGAAAGGTCAAGTGACCAGTCAATGAGATATCCGACTTTTTGCAATGCTGCGGAGGGTATATAGCCATTATTCCCATCGACATCAACCTCCCCCACATTAGCGTCAAATACAGACGTGCCGTTGGTGTAGTTGGTTGTAAGAACATTTTTACCGCCAGCGTCCGTAAACGTAGGTGGACTGTTCGGATTTAAGAGTCTCATTAGGACATCTGTGATCTGCGCGGTATCTCCTACTTCATCACACCCTTCATCTTTGAGATTTCCTATAATCCATTGGTCGGTTAATGTGTGCGCTTTGGTTGCCGCGAAGGTAATTGTCTGTGTATCGGAGAGTGTCTGAGCGCCTCCCGAAATATCAACATCTTCAGTCCATGCCCCGCCATCTTTACGCCATTTGAACGTATCGACACCCGCGGTCCCGCCCAATTCGCTATCAATTACGACCTCGAAATAAGCGGAGTCTGCCCCGTCAAAAGCAGTCCCCCATGTAACGTCATTTAACCCTGCCCCAGAGAATCCATTAGGGCGCAAAACATACAAAGCGCCCAGCTTCCCGTGCGAAGGGATTGTTGGTGAAGTCATAGTATCACCCCCTTATGTTGAAGCAGATACAGCCAGAGCACCGTCACCCTGAAAATTAAAGGTCGCTGAAACAACATCTCCGTTAGTCGGATTCATTGACATGCCTGTAATGAAAAGATCCCCGGTAAATCCACTGGTAGCCCCCTCGAGTAGAAAGATAACGTCTGTCAACTTGGTTCCCGGTGTAGCCGTTACAAGGTTGTCGAAAAAGGCTTTCTGTTCCGTATTCCCCAGAACAGTATAGGCCTCAAAAGATCCAGTCCATCCAGCCTGTCCGGGAAGACCCTCTTTCCAGTCCTGCCCAACCCTCGAAGAGTCGGCCATATCCAATGAAACATCAATCGACCATCCCTTTGAATATTCCATTGCCGTATCGTTTTTTTCCACCCTCACGACCTTGCCGTGAAATGGGACTGTGTTAAAACTCATAATAACCTCCTGTTTTTATTAGTTTTTTATTCTCTTTCCGGTCTTTACTTCAGGCGATCTGTATTCGTAGATCACCTTTCCTTCTAAATCCAATATCTGTGTCAAGGCTTTCGGGCAATCCATACAACCCGGTTGCACGTTCTGTTTAAGATTCCGTAAACATCCAGTTGAAGTGCAACTAATTTTTATAATCCCTCTGTATGCGTTCATAAGACCCCCTATGTCGTCATTTCTATTGAGTAGTCCTGCGCGTAATGAGTAACACCAAGCGTACCTGATGGTGTTGTAACTTCATCGCGCATTGTTGTAAGCTGTTCTCGGATAAAATATATAAGAGTATTGGCTGTTATCGTCAGAGAGCAATCATCATATAATGTTCGCAAATAGCTCAGGATGTTCTTGATTTCAGTCGTGCTGCTTGATGATGAGAAGATTGAAAATTGTATCAAGACTTCCTCAATAGTGTGTGAACTGGGATATTCTGGAATATCAGAAACAATTATATATACACAGTAAGGAAATTCAGCGCCTTCAGGGGCTTCATTCTCGAAGAGTCTGTTACCAATAGAAGCCATAAAGCCAGAAGCAATGGTATCATCCGTAGCGTGTTTGTAGAGGGCTGTAGTAAAATTCTTCATGCCGCTTCCTTACACATTAGATCAAGTATTTTTGACTCCATATTAGGGTTGATGATTGAGTCAATGTCAAAGTGCCTGTTCTTAAAGTTTAATCTCCAACTTGTTCTTATATCAGAGCGATATCTTATCCTGATTCTATGGGTTATGGTCATCGTGGTTCCCATCTGTTGCATCCTCTCAGAAGCACTCGTGGGCCAAATCGCGGCGAAGATTGTATCAATCGTAGCGAAAGTATCCACACTCCCCCCCATGCCATCCGGGGCCTTCGTGGGGGCCTGTAAAATAACTCTCTGTTTTAAGGACCCGATATTCATATAATCACATCCCACAATCTCACAGAAGCCAAAAGCCTCTGGACTACTTGATCTTCATACACAGACACGCCTAAGACATCCTCGCCCCTGCCTTCGTAGAGTTTCGCACAGGTCATCTTGATAGCCGCCCGTATCTTTTCTGGTACATCGCTTCCAGCATCCCCATATCCACATTTAAAAGTTACCTTAATCGGGTTAGAAGGATACTTCGTAAACGATGGCCATGTCTCGCCATAGGGTAAAACTATCTTTCCGCATTGATCACCATTTGTTTCTATCAGGTAATCAGTGGTAAGGGTCATTGTTGTTTCGGTTCCGGCTGAGTTGGTGTACTTGATGACCAAATCCGCTGTTTGAAGATTGCCAAAGGGCAGCTTGAATGAGTTGCTTGAAGGAAATCCGTCAAGATAATATTCCCATGTTGCGGTAATTAGTTGTCGCCGAGTAATTTCCTCAACATAGTCCCTCGCGGCCTCGATAATGTCGTCTAACAAATCATCTTCCGAAGAGGTGGGAGCGTATTCAACAACTGATACACCAAATGAACAGGCGTCACCCGCAACAGTACATACCACTCTTATGTATTGCTTAATCCCTGTGTAGGCGATCTCTTGGGTTGCATTGTCGTTAGCGGTCGTTACCTGAGTGAAGGCTCCACCCGTCCAATCAGTGTAAGTAAGGTTGTCGTCTGAGTCTTGAATCTTTGTATCATTGGTCGCCCCTGCAAGGTTTGTGCCGGATTCCAGAAGAACAACCGTATTTTTCCCAAGTACATCAACTCCAGTTCCTTCAAGAGTATAGGCCGCAGCTACCGCTTGACTACCGGGCGCGATTGATTGGGTCGAGGTTATATTGTCTGAAAAAGTCCCGCTATCAAGCCTGAGATGTTCCTTCAATTCTAGAAGTGAAATCGGCTCGACTGCTGGAGCTGCTGATCGTATTACATACATGATTCACCCTCAATGAACGTGATATCTAAAATGCACGGTTGCCGTCGCACTCGCTGTTTCACACTTCACCCTGTAATAAACTGTTTCACCTGCTGGAATTTCAAGATTACGCATCTTGTCTTGTGCTGTGTGGTCTATCTGATTAGTAGCTGAAACCATACGGGCGCGAGCTATTACCTTCTTAGCGGCTCCGTAAGATATTTCCAGCATATATACTTTATCTTTCGTGTCTGCACTTTCCGCAATAACTGAGGAGATATGCCCCCCTAAAGTCATCTTTGAACTAAGACTTACCGAGTTATTATCAACAATCTCAGCCCACGCGCCGAAAGTGTTAACTGTTCCACCTGCCGCTAGGGTTATAGTCTCGTTACTATCTTCAGGGAATATGAGGTTATCATGAAAGGCTTCTTCATATAGAATTTTGAGAATGGCTTGCATTCTTATATCCATCAGATAATTTCCTCATAGTAAGCCCTAATGTTACCTATGTTCAATCCAACAGCCGAAGCCCCCTCTGCCCTTGTACCCATGATAATATACATTGCAACGTCAGGCTGTGAAAGTGGGTTTGTTAAAGCTGTCTGGTCAACTCCATTCAGAGAGAAGGTTATGCTTGCCGCTTCAATGGTTATCTTAAACTTATTCCAGTTCGTCAAGGTAGCTGTAATGTCTGCTGTAGCCCCGCCTGTTTCCACTCCACCCTTATCACACTTTCCCCTTAATTCATCAGCTACAAGACAGAATCCAACAATGTTCTGCTGTGTAATATCGTTACTCTTAGCTGAAGAAAGCCCCATGAAGAAATGAGTATTGTCATGCAAGGTTACTGCGGCAACCGACTGAGCTTCCCACTCCAGAACAAACCGCTCAATCATGTTATTCGAGTCACCCATGATTCCGGGTTTGACTTGCCAGCGATACTTTGAGTTTAGAATTACATCATTATCTCCGGTTGCATCGGTGTCTATATCATAATACATATACCCGCCAGCGGTTGCGAAGGCTCCAGAACCAGCTCCGTCAAGGGTCTCTTCCCATACAGCCGCAGTTAAAGCCTCGCTTTCCCAGAACTCACTTAGATAAGGCATATCACGGCTTATCGCTGTATTTATCTGTCCGAGTTCAAACTTGTACTTTGTCCAGTTCGTCCCGTCATAAGTTATGAAAAGTATCTTGGTATCATATTCCAGAAAGGTCGAGCCAACGGCTACCGAAGTAGGCTTTGTGTCAGTTGATAGCCCCACCCACCTTTGTATTGTCGCAATTTTTTTAGTAGCCATTATGCTCTCCTCATCTTTGTCCAGTTCGTCCCATCGTAAGTGATACACCGGGCTTTCGTATTATATTCAAAGTATGTTGAACCGCTAGAAACATCGGTCGGTTTCGTGTCAGTCGAAAGCCCGGTGTATTTTTTGATGGTTGTTACCAATTTAACAGCCATATCTTACCTCTTACGCTACCACTACATTTGCATCCAACGTCATCGGAAGATAGAACAAATGCGTACTAATTGCTCCAGCAGCCGCCGCCGAAATAAAGTCAATCGTTCCAGCGGTTATAATTAGGGGCTGCATCATACCAACCACAGCACCGCCATAAGTCATTGCAGTTGCCACGACGCCAGTTATTCCTAACAGATCTCCTACAATAGCCGGGTCAA